GTTGGATAGCAGAATAAAAGGTAAAAGACTCTTTAACACAATAATTCACGAGATATTTCACTTAATTGCACATCTATCTAAAATTAAATTTAAAACTATGAGTGAAGAACCAATGGCAATAGAGATAGGAAATGGCTTTACTAAGATATTTAAACAAAATCCTAAACTATGGACTTTGCTGACAAAACTATTAAAAAAATGATTCCTTTTCCAAATAAAAAATATAATATCATTTATAGTGACCCAGCTTGGTACTTTAAAACATACTCTGATAAAGGCGAAAAACGATCTGCTGTACAGCATTATAATTGTATGTCTATTGACGATATTTGTAATCTTCCACTTAGGGATATTTCTGATGATGATTGTATCTTATTTATTTGGGTTATTGACCCAATGCTACCACAGGCTTTTAAAGTTATTGAGTCTTGGGGGTTCAAATACAAAACAGTAGCTTTTACATGGGTAAAGAAAAATAAAAAATCTGATAACTATTTTACAGGCATGGGATATTATACAAGATCAAACCCTGAGATGTGTTTGTTAGCAACTAAGGGAAAGCCAAAAAGATTATCTAAATCTGTAAGACAATTAATAATCAGCCGAATAGAACAACATAGTAAGAAACCAGATGAGATAAGAACTAGAATAACAGAACTATGTGGAGATTTACCTAGAATAGAATTGTTTGCTAGACAGAAAGCAGAGGGTTGGGATTCATGGGGAAATGAGGTATAAATTAACATTATGAAAAACGACAAAATTAAGACAAAAGACACAATTAAGACACAATCTATAGGACGACCTAAAAAAGAACTAGATAAAGATGTTATAGCAAAACTTAGTCAGATAGGCTGTACTCAAGAAGAAATAGGTTCTGTTGTAGGAATATCTGCTAGAACTTTACAAAGAAGATATGCTGATTTAGTAGCTGAAAACAAAAACATTGGTAAAGCTAGTTTAAGAAAGAAACTTTGGGAGAAAGCCCTTAAAGGTAATGAGAAACTTCTTATCTGGTTATCTAAGAACGAACTTAATATGGTGGACAAAGTACACACTACATCTGTTGTTGAGCCACTACCATTAATCATTGATGCTAAAGCTGACGAGGTAAATGGCTAAAAAAAAAGGTAATCTATTTGGTGCAACTATTGAATACACTAAAACAACTAAAGGAACTTCTATTGGAAGACGACCAATAACAAGTACATTAAATAAACATAAACGAAGACAACAAAAAGGGAAATATCGTGGACAAGGCAAATGAAATTGGAGAGAATACATTTTTAAAATTAAGACAACAGAGAGATCAAGCCAGATCAGAATGTGATCAAGCAAAGATTCAAAGAGATGTAGCTTTAAGAAAATTAAACAAAGCATTACAAATAGCAAAAGATTTAAGAAAGTTAGTAGAAAGATCATTCTGTGGTCGTTGGGGTGCTAAAGGTGTTAAGGATACTTATGTTTGTCACGAATGGCGAAAACGATACTTCAAAAGATAACAAAAGAATTAGATACTATTGCTAATCTTTATAATAAGACTCAAGATGTTAAATATAAATTAGCTTGGTATAAATTACTCGATAAACTAAAATATCTGTGATATTTATGCCATATGGCTAAATACAAAAACAAAACTGTTAAACTTAACAAACCCATGCGTGGAGATGTTAAGAAGTTTAAAGTATTTGTAAAAGATAGATCATCTGGCAGAGTTAAAAAGGTTAATTTTGGCTCTAAAGAAATGTCAATTAAGAAGCATATTCCAGCAAGAAAAAGATCATTCATGGCTCGTATGGGTGGAGTTCTTAAAAAGGTAAGAGGCCAAAAGACTCTATCTCCAGCATATTGGAGTATCAGAGCATGGCAAAAAGGGTTCAAAGTATGATTGATAAATTAATTTATAAAGTGTTTGGAATGGTAGATAACTTTATGGGTTATCTGTTTGATAGATTTGTTTCAGATGCACCCAAGAAGAATAAGAAAAAATGAGAGATACTAAAGTTTTAGAGTCTTTCAAAAAACACGCAGAAAAGAAATTAAAAGAAATGAGTATATTTAAGAACCTAAAAAAAGAAGTAGAGCATGGTGCTAATGGTACTCAACAGTATGTAATTAAAAAAGGTATTAACAAAGGCAAAGTAGCTAAATGAGGATAAACATGAATTATTATTTTACAGGCAGTATCATTATTGCATTTGTCTTACTAACTTTATTGGTAGCACCATTATGAAAATATCTGACAATACATCTGTTGCTATGCCAATTAAAAACATGGTTGGGATTGTTATTGCTGTTGCTATGGGTGTCTTTGCATATACAGAAGTTACAGCCAGACTAACAAGCCTTGAGACATCAAGAGAATTATTCCAAGCTGATCTACTTAAAAAATCTGAGCAACTTCCAACTGATCAAGAGCAATATATGTTGATAGAAGATTTATATAAGACAACAGAAAAATTAGAATTAACTCAAGAACAAAACATGACTAATAAAGTTAATATACAATTTTTAAGAGATCAATTAGATAAAGCATTAGATGATGTTGAGCATTTAAAAGATAAGGTAAGACAAAATGGAAACAATTATTAGTAGTGTGGTTGCATTGTGTATGTTTGTTGCTGGAGAGTTAAAAGAACATAGAATCCAAGAGAAAATGTCTGATTGTTTAAAAGGTAAAAGAGAAGCTGAAAGAAATGCTAATAGCAACATTGAATATAAATGTGGCAAGGTACAAGCAGAACTTGAAGAAAATATAGATGGAAGTAAATCAATTAAAAAGATAGTGTCTAAACAATGAAATTTATTTTAGTATTCTCTTTATGCTCTGCAATTACAGGATATTGCCAGAATCCTGTAGTAGTTCAAAAAGATTTTAAAACATGGACAGAATGTGTTAAGGGTGGTGCAGAAGTTACTATAATAACCACAGAAAATTATTCAGAAAGATTTAACAAGGAAAAATTATACATATCTTACTTTTGTAATGAAGATCACTCTAACAAAACCCCAGCTTAAAGTATCATCAAGTCAATCAAGGTTTAGAGTCTTAATATCAGGTCGTAGATTTGGTAAGACTTATTTAGCTGTAACTGAAATGATGAAATATGCGTGTCAGCCAAATAGAAGAATTTGGTATGTAGCACCTACATTTAAAATGGCTAAAGAGATCGTCTGGGGAACTCTTAAAGAAATGCTTAATCAGTTTAATTGGATTGAGGATATTAACGAAACTACAATGACAATAACTATCAGAAAAACAAATAGTCAAATATCATTAAAGGGTGCAGATAACTATGATAGTCTTAGAGGTACAGGATTAGACTTTTTAATCTTAGACGAATTTGCTGACATAGATAAGCGAACTTGGTACGAGGTATTGAGAGCAAGTATATCTGATAGATTAGGCCATGTATTATTTTGTGGTACTCCAAAGGGATATGGTAATTGGTCTTATGAATTATATTTAAAAGGTAAGCAAGATAACGATTGGGAGTCTTTTCAATATACGACTATTCAGGGTGGTATAGTTACACCAGAAGAAATAGAACAAGCTAAACAAGATATAGATATTAGAACTTTTAGACAAGAATTTGAGGGTACATTTGAAAACTATTCAGGTGCAGTTTATTTTAATTTCCACCCTGTAGATAATGTTGTTAAGCCAAGAGAAATTGATTGGACTAAACCCTTACATCTTGGGGTCGATTTTAATGTGGATCCAATGAGTTGTTGTGTTGCTCAAATAGAAAAAGAAAAATTATTTTTTATAGATGAGATAGTTATTTATGGAAGTAATACTGATGAGTTAGTACAAGAGATAAGAGATAGATATGGAAGTAAAGCACAAATAATTGCTTATCCTGACCCAGCCTCTAAACAAAGAAAGACATCTGCTGGTGGTAGAACTGATTTATCTATTTTGCAGAACGCTGGATTTAAAGTTAAAGTTAAAAACAAACACCCAGCAATACGAGATAGGGTCAATGCTGTGAATAGTAGGCTCAAAGATTCTAAAGGCGAAAGACATATTTTTGTTTCACAATCTTGCAAAACCCTGATAAAAGGTTTACAAAGACAAATATACAAGGAGAATACAAATATTCCTGATAAGGAAGATGGATTCGATCATATGAATGACGCACTTGGTTATATGATTGATTATTTAAAACCATTAACTACTCAGGCAAGATTTAATGCTCCAACAAGATGGACAATGAAGTAATTTATGGCATACACTAGAGATCAAGCATTAGACACCCACAAAGACTATTCCGAAACAATTAATAATTGGGAGTATTATATTAGATCATACAATGGTGGTTATGACTATATGATAGGCCAATACCTAAACAGATATAACTTAGAATTAGATAACGAGTTTAATCAAAGACTTGCAAACACTCCATGCGATAATCATTGTAAAAATATTATTCAAATTTATTCATCATTCCTTTTTAGAGTTAGACCAAGTAGAGATTTTGGTTCTATGCAAGATGAAGCTAGTTTAGAATCTTTTTTAAAAGACGCTGATCTTGAGGGTAACAATTTAAACTCTGTAATTAAACAAGGTCAAAACTATGCGTCTATTTATGGTCATTGTTTTATGATTTTAGATAAACCAAATGTAACTACAAACACACAAGCAGAAGAACTAGAACAAGATATTAGACCATACCTATCAATCGTTACTCCAGAGAATGTTTTAGATTGGAATTTTGAAAGACAACTAAATGGTAAGTACGAACTTAACTATTTAAAAATTAGAGAAGAAGTAGATAGAGAGGGTGGAACTTATATGCGTCTTTGGTATCCTGACAGAATAGATACTATTTACATGGCTAATAGAGAAGAACCTAAACTGATAGATTCTGCACCTAACACGATTGGTAAAATACCAGCAGTTATTTTATACAATTCTAAATCTCACAAAAGAGGAATTGGCCAATCAGATTTAACTGACATAGCTGATCTACAAAAATCTATTTACAATGAATACTCTGAAATGGAACAATTAATTAGATTAACTAACCACCCATCATTAGTTAAAACTCCAAGTGTAAATGCAAGTGCTGGTGCTGGTGCAGTTATAGAAATGCCTGACGAATTAGAACCAAACTTAAAACCATATTTACTTCAACCATCTGGTCAAAACTTAACTGCAATTATGGACTCTATAAATAGCAAAGTAAATTCTATAAATAGAATTGCACATACGGGTGCTGTTAGAACTCAAAAGACAGG